GCTTAAACAGAAAGACCAATCCGAAGAAGAGAAGTTAAAATCTCAAGAAGATATAGCAGCAATGAAAGTAGCAGCTGATAGAGAGAAGAAAAAATGAGAATAGGCATACCATCATTAGATAGATTTGATAGAGGAGATATAATCGACAAAGATCTTTTGCCTGAAAATCTTGGCTCTCTTGGTATAGATTTATCGAGCATACCTAGTGTCATGCCTGTAAGCATACAGAAAATGCCTCAAGCAGAACCAGGCACTCCGACTTGGTGGCAATCAGCAGGATACACTTCTGCTAATGACGCAATCATGTCAGGTAATTTTACTTATGACATGAACAAAGGATGGCAGTTAAAACCAGGTGCAGTTACCCCTGCTATGGAAGAAATAGCAGCTAAATCTACTCCACCTACAAAGGACACCAGTTCTTTTAAGCCTTTATCTAATGTGGTATCTACCGACTTGGGACCCTTAGGAACAAGCGGAATGTCTGTTTTTGAAGACGAACCAATCACTATGGCTTCTGACTCAACGTCACCCATGTCACCCATGGCTGAGCCAGAAGTCACCCCTATGGATAGCGATGTAGATAGAATGATAGAAAAAGCCATAGCCTCTGCTACGGCTTCTGGTGAAGATATGCCAATACAAGCTGCTGATGATCCTATTCTTACAATCGACCCAGTACAAGCAGCCGTTGATGCAGCCGTGGGCAATGGTCAACCGACCACGGACAATACTGTACTTGCAGCACAACCAGTAACTCAAGCACAACCAGATTTCATGACTCAGCTAAATGATCTTATTGCACAAATGCAAGGTGAACAAACAGCAGCTGCCGAACAGCAGCAACAACAGCAACAACAAACAGCCGAAATGGCACAGAATTATATGATAGGGCAACCAGCCGTAGGCTATAACCCTTACCAAAGTGGGCAGTACCAAAACAATCCGTATGGCGCTGCTGGAGTACCTAACATGGGCGGTATTACATCTATACCCGTCCCTGCACCTTATCAAGCACCGAGGACAATGACATAGACACACTACACTTCGCGACCGCTGTACTGCGCGCCATAGATAAAAAAGAACAGCAAATCCAAGAAATGATGACCAATGGAGAAGTAAAAGATTGGGAGCATTATAGGAATCTTACTGGGCACATCGAGGCGCTAAATCACGTTCGCGAAGACATTCGACAATTAATGAAAAATCAGGAGATGCACGATGCCTAATCCAAGCAATTTAGCCATGGAAGAAAAATGGAAAGAAGCTGAAGAAGATAAAGCAGCTTTAGAGAAAGTATATAAATCAGGGAAGAAAAAAGACGACGCTACGACGTTAGATCCTGATATGTTGAATTCAGAACTCTTGGATCAATTACCTTCACCTACAGGGTGGAGGATAATGATCCTACCGTACAAAGGCCAAGGAAAAACAGACGGAGGAATTGTACTTACAAATGAAACTGTTGAGAGACAACAGGTAAGTACCCTACTTGGCTATGTATTAAAAGTCGGACCACAAGCGTACGACGGAGAAAGATTTTCTACCGGACCTTGGTGTAAACCGGGAGACTGGGTATTGATAGGAAGATACGCAGGATCTAGGATTCACATAGAAGGCGGAGAAATAAAGTTGTTGAATGATGATGAAATCATTGCAACAGTTCCAGACCCAGAAGCAATTCTGCATCAATTTTAACCATGGAGAATGACCATGCCAAAGCATAAATTAAATATGAATGTTGCCGAAGAATCAGTACCTTTAGATGATACTGGTCCAGAAGTAGACGTTGATATAGATGAAGACTCAGCTTTACCTATTGATCCTCAACAACCTGACAAACCTGTATTGGGTGACGATGGTGCTGCGGAAGCAATACCAGAGCCTGAGTCTAAACCAGAACCCGCAGTTGCAGAAGCTGACGAACACGAAGAATACAGTAAAAATGTAAAGAAACGTATCGACAAGCTCACTGCAAAACTAAGGGAATCAGAACGAAGAGAGAAAGCCGCAACCGAATACGCAAAGAACGTACAAAACGAAAATAAACAACTACAAGAGCAGAAACAGAATGTGGATGGCAATTACATTATTGCCGAAGCAAATAGAATTACTGCTGAAACCGAAGCAACAAAGAATATATTAAAGAAAGCAAACGAAGAATCAGACATCGAAGCACAAACTAACGCACAACAAAAATTAGCAGCTCTTGCGGTTGAAGCTCAACGTGTACAAGCTTTAAACCAAGAGCGTTCTGCAAAGACAGAACAAATTCAGGCACCACAGGATTTACCAAAAGAAATCACTCAACAGCCCCCACAATATTCAGAGCCAGATCCTAAAGCCCAAGATTGGGCCGAGGAGAATCCTTGGTTCGGAAATGATAGGGCTATGACAATGACTTCTTTTGTTTTTCATCAAGATTTACTTAACGAAGGGTTTGACCCAACAAGCGATGAGTATTATGATGAGATTAATAAAAGGATTCGTACGGAGTTTCCTCATAAATTTGAGGAGCAACCACAAGCGAACCGTCCCGCCCAAGCGGTGGCACCAGCAAAGCGAAGTGCTAAGCCAGGGCGCAAAACTGTGAGACTCACACCCTCACAAGTTGCGATAGCAAATAAATTGGGTGTGCCTTTAGAAGAGTACGCAAAATACGTTGAATAACGTGGAGCAATGTAAATGACTGACAAAAATAAAAAAGTAGACGAAAATCGTCAACCACGCGAAGCCCAAACTCGCGAGAAAAAAGAAGCGAGAAAACCTTGGGCACCCCCGTCCGCCTTGGATGCACCTAATCCCCCAGAAGGTTACATTCATCGTTGGGTAAGAATGGAAGTGAGAGGTCAAGATGACACGAAAAATGTCATGGCTAGACTTCGTGAAGGTTGGGAACCTGTGAGAGCAGATGAATATCCTGACTTCGATTCTCCAACTATTGATGAAGGTAAATTTGAAGGAGTGATAGGCGTTGGTGGGTTGATCCTATGTAGGATTCCTATCGAAACTGTACAGGAGAGAGCTGACTATTTTGCTAAGAAAACGCAAAGTCAGATGGATGCTGTAGATAACGATATGATGAAAGATGGTCAACACCCTAGCATGTCCATAAACAGGCCGGACCGACAGTCTCGCGTAACAATTGGTGGAACTCAAGGTTCAAGTAACTAAGAGTTCTTTATAATAATTCTTGGAAATAGAGAAAAGAAATGGCAAATGTAGACAAAGCCTTTGGCTTAGCCCCTTATAAGGGACTCAATGTCGGTTCAGCCGTTCAGCAATCAAATAAATACAATATTGACCCTAGTGGATATGGTACTTCCATATTCCAAGGTGATCTTTGTATATTTTCAGGTGGATACATCAATAGATCAGCAGCTAGTTCTGCTAACAACGTTGGTGTGTTATCACATGTATATTACGTTGCTACTGACGGAACTCCTACCTTTAAGAATTACTATCCAGCATCTACAACGGCACTTGGTAGCGGAGCTATAGAAGCTTACGTCTATGACGACCCTAACCAATTGTTTGTTGTTCAAGCGGATGGTGCTTCAGCCGTAACATGTATTGGCAGAAATGCTGACACTGACGGTATTGGTGGTAGTACAACAACTGGCGTTGCTACTCGCGAACTCGACTCTAGCACAATAGCAACTACACAAGGTCTTCAGCTGAAGATTGTGGGCGTAGTCCAAGATGACACTAACGGTGACCTTACAGCGGATAATGCGAACTTAGTTGTTCAAATTAACGAACACGCTTATAGAGGTCCGGTGGCTGGTACATAAGGAGTAACTTAAATGGCAATTAGTAGAGCACAATTAGTCAAAGAATTACTTCCAGGCTTGAACGCATTGTTCGGACTTGAGTACGACAGATATGACAACGAACATGAAGAAATTTATGACGTTGAAAGTTCTGATCGTGCCTTCGAGGAAGAAGTAATGCTTACAGGTTTTGACCAAGCACCAGTTAAGTCAGAAGGAGCAGGCGTAGCGTTTGACCAAGCTCAAGAAGCTTTCACATCACGTTACACCCACGAAACCATAGCTTTAGCATTCAGCATCACTGAAGAAGCGGTCGAAGATAACCTATACGACAGATTGTCGGCTAGGTATACAAGAGCGCTTGCAAGAAGTATGTCGAATACGAAACAAGTAAAATCTGCTGCTGTATTAAATAATGCTTTCAGTTCAAGTTACCCAGGTGGTGACGGTAAAGAACTTTGCGCGACAGATCACCCAACTGTGGGTGGTCCTAATCTGCGTAACGAACTTTCAACCGCTGCTGACTTGAGTGAAACTTCACTGGAACAAGCATTAATTGATATTGCTGCGTTTACTGATGAGCGTGGTTTAAAAGTGGCTCTTCAAGGAACTAAGTTAATTATTCCTAAAGAGTTGCAATTCGTAGCTGACAGATTGTTAGAATCTCCAGGCAGAGTGGGAACGTCTGATAATGACATTAACGCTGTAAGAAACATGGGCATGGTCCCAGAAGGTTACACTGTTAATCATTATCTAACGGACACTGACGCTTGGTTCATTAAGACTGATTGCCCGAACGGATTTAAAATGTTTAACCGTTCACCAATCAGAACTTCAATGGAAGCTGATTTTGACACTGGTAATGTTAGGTACAAGGCTAGAGAAAGATACTCGTTCGGTTGGTCTGACCCCCGTGCGGTATTTGGTAGCCCTGGAGCGTAATAAGCGACTAGATTAAAGGAACCTCTGCCGGGGGTTTCTAACTCAACCCGGCAACTTTAACTTCTTTTATATACACATCTATTTTTTTCTGCTACGATTATCTAAAACCGAGGTAATTTGTTATACCAACTGGCTCGGCAGACTTACTCCAAGATGGTGTAACACATTTAGTTAGGAGAAAAAAATGGCTAAATCAACATTTTCAGGACCAGTCAGATCATTGGCTGGATTTATATCAGCAGGTACTTCAGCTTTTGTTAGCTTAACCGCAGACACTTCACTTACAGTAGCTTCACACGCAGGTAAGATTCTTACTTGTAACGATGCAGACGGTAAATTTACTTTACCTTCAATCGTAGCGACTACTCCTAGTGACTCTACTGATCCAAACCAAACCAATAACATAGGTGCAAGTTTCTTCTTTGTAGTAGAAACAGCTGCTACTGATATGGATATTAAGACGGATGGAACAGACAAGTTTGTAGGTGGTCTTTACACTGGCGTAGATGATTCAACAGGTAAAACCTTTATTTCTGGTTCATCTAACGATGTAATCACTATGAATGGTTCAACTAAAGGTGGACTAGCTGGCAGTATCGTAAAAGTAACTGCAATGGCTTCTGCGAAATACGCAGTTGAAGGAATCATCTTAGGTTCAGGAACTTTAGTAACACCATTTGCTGACGCATAATAGGAGACTAACATGGGATCAGACGTAAAAGCATCCGTCCCTTTAACAAGCTCAGGTCAGTTACAAGGGTATATAGGTTCTTCTGGGGCTGGAACAGCTACAAACTTAACTTCGTTAAGAATGCAATCTGTCCAAGCTCAGTCTAGTGCTGCCGATGCAACTATCATCATTTATGATGGTACGAGTGCTAGTAGCACAAGAATAATAGCCCAATTCAAATTTGGTTCAGCGGCGAACGAAGCTTTCGATCACTACATACCAAATATGGGTTGCTATTTTAAAGAAGGTGCTTATGTGGCTCTGACTAATTGTGACTTTTTTGTTGCATATTATAACTAGGAGATAAAATGCCTGGATTAACACGTAGAAGACGCAGCGTTCAAGAAGGCTATGATTGGAGTCAAACTGATAGCTATAAGAAAGGCGGTGTCGTAAAGAAAGGTAAAAAGAAGTCTAAAACTTATGGTGGGTACTAAAATATGGCCACCTCAAGTACAACTTCATTTGATCTTAGTGTAGACGAGCTTATTGAAGAAGCATACGAACGATGCGGTCTTGAACTTCGTACTGGGTACGATTTAGAGACTGCACGTCGTTCGTTGAACTTACTTATCGCTGAATGGTCGAATAGAGGTCTTAATCAATGGTTAATTACCAAAAGTAATTTTACAGTTACAGAAGGAACTAATTATTATGATCTTGGAACCGATATAGTTGATATTACTTCTGCGGTTATTCAGCGTGATAGCACGGACTATCAATTACAAAGAATAAGTAGATCTGACTATCTTTATACGCCAGATAAAACCACTAAAAGTAGACCCACACAATTCTTTTTAGAAAGGCACATAACACCTAGAGTGTACGTTTACCCCACTCCTGAGAATTCAACTGATGTAATTTACTATTACGCACTGACTAGAATGCAGGACGCAGGAGACTACACCAATAACATGGAAACAGTGTTTAGGTTTTTACCTTGTATGACAGCTGGTTTGGCTTACTATTTAGCGATGAAAAGAGCCCCAGATAGAATACAAGTGCTAAAACAAGTCTATGATGAGGAATTTGATAGAGCAGCCTTTGAAGATATTGATTCAGTAAGTTCAAGATTTTTACCTCCTAGACAAATACTTTAAGGAAGGTTTAAATGGCCTTTGCAGCAGGAAAATACACATGGGGAATCTGCGATACTTGTGGTCAACGGTATCGACTTAAACAACTACAAGAGCAATGGGACGGCTATAAAGCTTGTCCTGAGTGTTTTGATATTAAGCAACCGCAGTTAGATCCACCACCAATCGGAACAGACCCAGAAGCCGTGCTAAATCCAAGACCAGATCGTACAGAGCCTTCTGCTATAGCACTATTAACAAATAATCCTTTTTTGACTACACAAGGAAGTGCAGTCATTAAAGTGTTTCAAGATGACCATGGAAAATCAACGGGGGATAAAGTACGTTTCAGAGGCACAGAAAATTTTGATGGATTTACAACAGCAACTTTGGAAGATCCCGATGGGTACTCAATAACTAAAGTTGATGACGATACCTATACTTTTACGGCTGCTTCAGGGACAGGAACAACAGGAATAAGGGGCGGAGGACCTTTAGCCTCTGTGGGACCAGCAAATACTTTATTACCATTAAATCCATTTCGAAGTGGAGATGCAGGTGCTAATAGCATAATTTCTGTTACTGAGTTTAAACATAACAGAACCACTGGCGATACAGTTAGATTTAGATCCACGGAAGCGTTTGATGGAATAACTACTACTGTACTTGAAAGTGCAAGTGGATATACAATAACAGTAGTGGATGATAACGAGTATAAATTTACATCTAGTGGAACCGCCACAACAGGAGATATTACAGGTGGTGGCGACACAGTAACAGCAGGACCAGTATAATGGCAGGAACAGGATTTACATACAGTCAATTAAAAACAGCAATACAGAATTATGTTGATAGTTCTGAAACTACTTTCGTCGATACGCTTACCACTATTATTAAACAAGGTGAAGAAAGAATTTTAAAAGGAGTTTGGTTAGATAATTTTAAAAAGAACGTAACTGGGACAGCTTCTTCAGGAGGAGCCTATTTAGGGATGCCAGACGATTTTTTAGCTCCTTTTAGTTTAGCGGTAATAGATGACAATACGTATTATTTTCTTAACTTAAAACAGACCAGTTTTATGAGGTCTTTTCTGGTGGTCTAACTGATAACTGTATTGAAATTCGTTCGTGTGGTGAATACGGTTTCTCAGAGACAATACTGGTAAAGGCTGATCAAGTACTTTATGTAAAGGAACAATCCGGGGGAGAAGATGTCTAAAGAAAGAAAGAAGTTTCAAAAGCAAAAAGCTAGAGAAGCTAGGGTAAAACAGAAACTTCTCAAAAAGCGGAAACTCATTAGAGAACAAGCTAAACTTGAAAGAGAAGTAGCTGAAATCCAAAGGCAAATGGAACCTAAGATTGAACCTATAAAAAAGAAAAAAGATGAATGATCTTAAACATAAATTGCCCAATCAACGTAACATCTTACGGGTATGTGTCTTCTTACTTCATTAAGGAACTTTCTAAATTAGGATATGACCTTAGACACATTCCGATTGGACAAAATAGTCCCG